AAAGATTTAGCTACGTCTTCTGCAAAGTGGGGCAGAGCTTCTGTTGCACGTTTTGTCAACTCTAGATCTGCTTTAGCAAATTCTGCCTCTTCCAAAGCCTTCAAGATAGGCGCAGGGATGTCAGCTTTATTGATTTTCTCACCATCATACTCAATGTACTCTGGTGTAGCTTTCTTTTCGATTGCTTCAGCTTTAATTACAAAGCCATTCTCAATCAAAGACTTGCGAAGGCGTTCGTTCTCAGCTTTAAGGGCTGCAACTTCCTCTTGTAGAACGTCTGCTTCTGATTTCTCAGCTACTTCTTCTACAAGCTCTTCGGCCTTTTCCATTTCGGCTGCGTGTTGACCACATGCTTTTTCAGCAGTGCAATCTGGGCAGTCCATCTTTTCTTGGTCTGTCATAGTTTCTCCATCGGAGTTATCACGTTTAAACAAGGAGACCATTGCCTGTGCGTTAGCAGGACGATCTACTAGAGATAACTCATCCAGTTCTAATTGTTTTAAAAGGTTAGGCACTGTAGTCCTCCTTGATTGCACGGCCCCCAATAGAGAAAGCCGCAAGTTCACCAGATTTGACCTTGGCCCAAACGTCATCGTTATAAACTTTAAACGCTACGATCCAACCTTCACGGTCACTCTGTATGCCAAGGGATTCACCAATCTCTTTAGTGATAGGCATGGAGTGGATAACCGCCCCAATTTGATCCCCTGAATGCATTTCTTTACCGACACGAACATGTTCCATAAACTTGTTTACGGCACGTACCAATGTGTCAGGCTCAATTACATCGCCTTGACGGTCGATGATAGGTTCACCCTTCTCTGTGACGACAGATGCCCAACCGTATACCATACGCTGTTCATCATCAGCCTTGAGAATAGTACCCTCAACACTCTTTGTTAATTCAGACACAGAAGTGCCTCCTTCCCACATACGACAAGACCAGTAACGTGCTGATGTCTTATCTGTTGCAGTATCACATGAATGACGACTACGGAAATTAGCACGAGCCTTTGGGTTGTCCCGACGGATCTCCATGTTAGGATCTCCGAAAGTAACTCGTTTCACTTTGTCACCATCTTGAACGAACACTTCAAACTTTTTGTTGCCACCTTGAATACGACGTGGCTTGTTTAAAGTTACTTTTTCGCCTTGGTATTCAGCCTTGGCAAATTCTTCTTTCATGACCTCTTGTACAATGACCCTGAGAGCCTCTAAGCGGTCCACTGGTGAGCCTTCTGGCTCTTCTTGGTACTCACCCTCATCAGAGACCTCTTCTACGCCTGTAGAAGGCTCATAATAGGCTAAGTATGCTTCATGGCTCTCTGCTGGCATATATACAGCTTGACCCATATAGTCAGAGACGTGTACTTGACCATTTAGACCCATGTCATAACTACGGGAAACAGCTTCCATCTCTGTAGTGAAGATGTCGTTAGCGTATTGTGCTTTACGGAGGGTTGAAAGTTTGTGTCCTACCATTGTACCTGTAGGTTTACCCTTGTCGTCAACAATCTCAATGCGTGCTGCAGGTTCTTCTTTTGACCCCGTAACCTTTACTGGGATGTTGGGGACAGTACCATCACGCACAATCTGGCGAATGATGCCACGGGCAGTACCGCCAGAACTACTCCAAGAGACTTTTTGTCCTACTTTCATTATCCGATGACCTTTGCTAAATAACCTTTAAAGCTGCCATATACGACAGCACCTTGAGACCCTGATTCACAAGTGATCCGTATATCAGCATTCTTAGGGATAATAATTGCTGGATCTAAATCAATTTGCCAAGAACCTCCAGAAGCGTTAGCTGAGACTGCAGCATTCTCAATGAATACTTTACCAGCTTGTCGGACTTCTAGATAAAAATCTACCGCAGCAGACTGCTTATAAGATACTGAGCCAAAACCGCCAGTCAGGACGTAGTAATCTTCATTAGAGAAGGTTGTCGCAGCTTTAAATCCTTGTTGGAAACCTGCATCAATCTTAGAGTGGATCTTAGAAGCTGGGGAAGGTACACCCGCAGTTACTGTAGTGCCATCAATCTCATAGACATACACATTACCAACTAGCTCTGTACCACTATCATTGAACATACGAGAGACACGAGCAACTGGAGTGTCTAGTGCTACTGGAGTTTGACCGCTTAGGGTTACGGTCTGGACAACAAAGGTGAACTGAGAGTCTGTCCCTGTTCCAGATACTGTGTGGCACTCCAATTTGATAGACTGTGTGTCAGAAGCAGAAGATGAGGAAACATGAGTAATAGTGTTACCAGTCACATAGGTTTCATGTCCACCTACATTCCAGATAGTCTCACGGTCTGTTGATAATTCAGCAGACTTACCAAACTTGATAAGGGATTTAGCTTTACGGTCAATAGAAACCCTATCACCAAAAGTTGCCTCAATCTCACGTTCAGCTTGCACTAACCGCCCATCGGGGACTTCATAAGCCCTTCTTGGCCAACCACCGAACATCATCTGTATTTCCCTTATCTCTTGTTGTATAATCCAGTTTGGATCTGCTGTAGTACCTAGTACTACCCGTCCTGTGCGTATATCATAAGCACCTAAGTTATGTGTTTGACTTATACTGGTGGGATCTACAACTGGATTACCAGTAAGTATAGTTCCAACACTAAAGTTCTCATCTTCTGTTGCCGTTGCACTAGGAACTATAGGAGATCCTGTTACAATGTCATTTGCTTGGAAGCTATGTACTTGTACAAGACCTGTTGTAGAGACCGCAACTTGACCTGTGACAATAGCAGTAACTGTAAAACTGTGAGATTGAGTTACAGTTGTGGTCTCAACAGCAGGAACATTGGTCTGTATACTGGTAGCAGATACACTATGGTTTTGTGTAAGATCTGCTGTAGAAATTACAACAGGGCTAGTAACTATTACAGAAGGGCTAGAGTTATGATCCTGTGTAATCCCCGTTGTAGAAACTACAGATGGGGCAGTGCTTATATTAGCAGGACTAGAGTTGTGATCCTGTGTAATACCTGTGGTACTGACACTAGGAGATCCTGTAGTGATACTATCTGTTGCAATGAAGTTATCATTGATAATAGCATCATTGGATTCTGTTAAGAGGAGACTACTGTCCTCTTGTAATATCCTGCTAGACATATCCTAAACCCTTTAGGCTGGGTCAGGGATACCGATAGTAAATGACCCCAATGAGAAAGTATTACCTGTTGTCACTGATTGTGAAGTTGTTAAACTCCCAGTAGCATAAAGATTAGCTGTGCCATCTGTTATTGCATAGAAGGCTGCAGTACCAGTACCTGTGACACTTGCATCAGAGACAGCACCTACAGTAACCTCACGGCCACCACCTGTACGATCTGCAGGTGAACCAGTAGTAATAGTAGAGTTACCTAAAGTATAAGTGGTAGTGGCCTCTGCATAAGTAGTAGGTTCTGTAGAACAGATGTCAATGCGAGTGCCATTAGTTGTCAGCGTTGATAGACCGTTGTCAAATACGGCATTAGCTAGGGTTGCCATCTTTTTCTTCCTGTGGTTCTTGTTGGTTTACATCTGCATCATATCGTAGTTCAGCAATATCCATTAAGTCTTGAATAACCTCTGGGTGAGACGACACATCAATATTGGCACCATTCAAGTTGCGTAGGAAGGCTGCAATCTCACGTAGGTCATGTGGAGCAACATCACCAGCAACAATGGTTGGCATCAACTTATAGTTCAGACCGTTCAACTCCCAGAGGCGTTCAACAAGCTGTTTGTTAAGGACATCGACGATAGCTTGGATATAGCTCTCTAATGCACGAAGGAACAGGTCTGTCTTAGACTTGGATAGGGCGTAAGAGCCAGTATTGCCACCACCAAGCATAAGAAACTCAGAAAGAACAGAACGAGCAATGTCATGCTGATAACGACGAACAATAGGATCAATATCTATGTTCCGTGTACCATTAGATGCCATCAACTCTACATCTACCAGTCGTTGGTTGGTAGGGCTTCCGTCTTTATCGGGATAGGTGTCGGAAGGAAGTATAATGTATCCTTGTTCGTTGAACTTGACATCCCGCAAGATTGTTTGCAGGTTCCCGATGAATTGAGCTTGTACTGATGAAGAGTCAGGAGACAAATACTCAGCAGGAACACGAGCAACAGGAATACCCGCCAGTTCACGTTCAACTGCAATCGCTTCGATAGCTTGAAGGTTGTTAAGGTACTCGTAAGATGTGTAAGCATTGCGTAGAATAGACCGACCAGCGGGATCATTATTGATTGAAGTAGTGCGGTAGTATAAAGACTTACGAGTAGGAATATAACTTTTATTGTTGTACCCTGATCCGTCTTGGTATAACCCAAGGACATCACCAGTTTGTTGGTCAACGTCAAATTTAGATACAGTCCAAGGCGCACGAGAGGCAATCTTACGCACACCAATGCGACCATCAGAATATTTAGAACGAGATTTGTCAGAACGGTTGTTTGGACCACCACGACGTTTATATACAACCTCGAACCAAGCAAAACCATATGTCAGAGACGACAAAGCCTCAGAGATGTGGTCATCTAAGCTGTGATCCATATCCTTAAAGATACTCTCTACAAACTCAGCTTCTTTCTTAGCTGCAGCAGTGTCATTCGCAGGAACAACCTTAAGATCTACGTCACGCAGGACTTGTTCTGTTGCATACATGATAGCACCAATGGTACTATCGTTGTCACGCATCTCACGATACTTACGGATAGCTCTTTTGCCACGTAATTCAGGCAGAAACTCATCTGCACGGATTTGACCGTTATGTGTATTGTCACCTGCAACTCCAAGGATCTGGGTTGCTTCCGTTTCTGATAGTTTCTTTGCCATCTTATTACATTAAACCTTTGGCACTGGAGTATGCTAATTTTAATTGTGGTTTTGCATATCCGTTAAGTGAGAGGTCCGTTAAAGCCCAAACTAAAGCATCAAGACGGTCTGGTGAGCCTATGGACCCTAGAGGTTCCCACTGTACCATCTGATCTTCTAAATCATTAAGTCCACGTACATGCTTTACTTTACCTTGTTCGTATAAAGCAGATACAGGTTCAGCCCGTGCCATCTTCCCACGAGAAGCATGTACGAGCTTGACAGGAACTGTTTCATCCTCTGTGTGGAGTGTATGGCGTACCATGTCCCCACCTTGGTTACGTTCAGCTACAATACGATCAGCCATGTGATCTCTATAGAGCTGTATAGCTTTTGAAGCCCATTGTTGTGGTGTGTAACGACCAGTATGATCTTCTAGTACATATGCTGTACCATTCACATCAACCCCAGCAACAATAATACCCGTCATGTCACTCTCAGCATTAGCTGTGACCGCAGGGTCAATAGCAACGACAATACGATTAAGGGTAGGAACTTCGTCTTTATCTATTTCACACTTAGCTAGAAGACCCCTGTTCCACAAAGCACCAGAGGCTTCATCTAGGATCTCAGCATAAAGTTCTTGACGACCTAATCTGGTCCCCTCATATGTCTTTCGTACAGCATCCAAGAAAGTATCAGCCAAGTTAGCAGCATTGTCATACGTGCTACCTTTACTTACAACAGTCTTCTCATCACCTAAGATATTACGGATAAGTTTAGTTGTCTTTGGTGTAGTTGTAACAAATACTTTAGGGTGACGACCAAGACGTAGACCAAACATCATCATGTCCCAAGTGTCTTGTGCATTACGCCAAGCACAAAGCTCATCACACCATGCACTGTAAGCCTGTGGACCACGAAGACGTTCTGGATCTTCAGCAGAGAAGAATACAGCCTTAGCACCATTCTCCCATGTAAGACTATTGTTAGTGGGTGACCATACAGGGTAGCCTATGTGCTTACCACGATATGTTTCATCACCTTCCCAGCAGACATTCAGAAGGCCAGAGTCACCTTCAACCATAACTCGTCTGACATCACCTTTTGTAGGGGCCACACAGTGTACGATCTTATCACCAGACCTAATACGATGTCGTACCCATTCAGAACCTGCACGAGTTTTACCCCAACCACGACCAGCAAGAGCTACCCATGTATTCCAGTTTCCATCAGGTTCTAACTGTTCAGGTCTAGCCCAAAAGCTCCAATCATGTTGTAACTCAGCAGCTTTCTTAGGGCCTAGTTGTTTAAGGATAGATGCTACCTCATCATCAGGTAGGTTCCTTAAGAGTTCAGCCGTTATCTTCGCCTGATGTTGTGCCATTAGATGTCTTGCCGAGTAATGTCATTAGGGAGTCAATAGCTGATTCGTCAGTGTCAGGATCTTCTGTCAACTCTGTTTCATTGATTGTCTGTGTAGGTGACCAACCACCCTTAGAACGTAGGAAGAGTTCAGCAGCCTTAAAGTCACCATCTAGTGCTTGTTGGATGACGACAGAACCTACTTGTCCTACTATGTCAGCCTTAACATCAGCAATATCCTGACCATATAGTTTATAGAAAGTAGCTGTAGAGGATGGTGCATTCTGATACTTCTGTACAGATGCCATAATGTCTTTGACAGATACCCCATTACGGATACCTTCTCTAACCTTCTTGGCTATAATTTCACTATATGGAATTGCTTGGATAGACATAAGATGACCACAAAGAATAAGAAATAATCCTTCTCCTCCTATCATCGGCACAGTCACATCTACATAAGAATACTGTGGCTAGGTTCACTGTGGTTGATAGGAGGGAGGATATACAAATGGAATATACTACAGTAATAATACCAAGGTATATACCTTATATATTATATAGCCATATTCCTATACTAGGGACTGGGCTAAAGACCCTTTATATATATGTACACACCCAGAATGGCATAAGTTAAATAACTATTTTTATTTTTTTGTATTATTTTGCTTTTGTGTGACATTTTTATCACACTGGGGT